CATTGCGCTTGGCACCGGCGGCACGCGGGACAATGTGCAACTCCACTTCAGCGTCAGCAAATCGGACGTGAAGTTCCTGCGGGGCCAGATCAATACCGTCGCCCTTGCGGCCCCGAAACACCTGATAATGACGGTCACGCACGTACTGCTCAAAACCAGCCAACATTGCGGTCAACGCGCGCACCGCCTCTGCAGGGCTGTCAACAGCAAGCCGAAGCTCGCGCCCGAACCGTTTGCCAAGCGCACCGTGAAGATGGATTGTCCTGATCATCGCTATCCCGCGTACCGAAGCCACTGCGTGATGTGTTTGAGCTTGCGCGCGATGGGTTCCCGATGGGAGAGGTTCCCGTGCATATGCTCAAGCAGCAGTCCTTCGCCCAAATAGACCCCGGCATGGTTTGGCACTTTCGACCGAATGGCCATCAGATAGGCATCGCCCGGCTGGGCAATGCTGGCGTAGCTTTGGGGGTCTGTCGAAATCACCTCAAACCCCTGCGCCTCAAGATTGTCGACATACAGGTTGCCATGCGCTTCCGGATCCAGCCACCATTCCCATTCGCGCGGAAAATCGTCCAAGGCGATGCCCCGCGTTTCACGATAGAAATCCTGCGCAAGGCTGTAGCAATCGCTGACGCCATGCAAAAATTCTCGTGAAACATGCAGCCCTTCTTTGCTGAACACAGGTGGGCGCTCCGCCCCCCACCAACAGGCCAGCTGCGCGCTGTCGTCTCCGGGGATCAAAATGGCCCACGGCACGCCAGTTTCGATCTGGCCTGCCATACTCTGCCAGCACAGCTTGCAGTGCTGCATATCTGAGCATGTCGATCATGTTTGCAGGCACCAAACCACCGGGGTTTGAATACTGTGTGGCGTTCGGAACAAGTCCATTCAGATTGTTCCCGGTCCCATCCCCGTACAGCAGCTGATCTTCCTCTTTCAAAGCCACGCCGTAACGCAGGCGTCCATCAATCAGCGAGCGCAACTGAGGAATATCATTGAGAGCTTCACGTGAAGCTTTGAAGAAATGACCGACTGTCTTCACTGAATCTGTGAGCAGGTCCAGTTGGATATCGGACTGCGGACGCAGATCACCTTCACCAACCATGTCTGCGGCGTTTGTGAAACCGGTTTCTTGCACATACTGGATTGCATTTGAATCGGTCTGTCCCGGCATCAACAAATCGCGAACGGTCATGCGGCGCTCAGGCAGTTCTTGAATCCCCGGACGCCGATCAGGCGCAATAGCGTCGCCTACGGAACCGGGCGCCGGGGTCGTCAAGGACGTCAATGTTGCCTTGATAGAAAGTGACGTTTTTCCCGATGATGCGCCACTGTCCAGAAATGCCTTGACGCGTTCATCTTCGACAAACCGTTCTCCCAGCGATTTGAATTGGTCATCCGTCTCGGCATCGCCAATACGGACCATCTTCTGACCAATCGTTTCCACCTTCTCCGTCAGCTCATTCATTTTCAGAAGAGCCTCGTCAGCATCTTGCTTGATCTTGCTCGTGAGTTTCTCACCGGCATCGGCTTTTCCCAAAGCGTCCTCGGCAATCTCTTTGACCTTGTCGATTGCCGCAATGTGGTGCGCCTTGATTTCTTCGGCCAATTCCTCAGCCGTCATGTCCTTCGGCATATCTGCCTCCTGATTTTGATGTGTATTTCGGCGCCTACTGCACCAACAGGCTCAGAAATTCATGAGCCCTTTCCGCTTCTGCAGGATCCCCCTGCCTTTTCAGGTGAAGACGCGCGGCGCGCTCCGCCTGCGAATTCGAACAGCCCAAGGCCCCCTTGAAGATCGTTTCGAATTCACGCTGCTGAAGCCGGTCCCCGGCCTTCAGGCGTTCAATCAGTTCATGTGTCTGCCGGGATGCCTTAACGCTATCCACAGTTGCGCTGTCGTTCGCACCAATGGAGACGACGGAGACCTCAAGCAAATCGAGTTTTTCCAGCGTCCAGACCCCAGTGTCGGAATCCACGCTGTATTCCAGAACGCGATAGCCAATTGACAGGCCGTCAATGTCGCCTTCTTTTAATAGAGCATATGCTTCCTTCGCCCGCTGAACACCAAAGTTCAGCCTGCCCTTCACAAAAAGACCTTTCTGGTCCTCTTCGGCAGACAGCCATTTTCCGATAGGCTCTCCACGATCATGCTGCCAAAAGAGTTTTGGCATTGTACCTTTTTGCAGGTGCTCCTTCAGGCTTTCGCTGAAAGCACCCGGTGCAATGACATCGCCATATGCATCTGGCTCGCCGTTGAACGTTGAAGCATAGCCCTCAAACTCCCCAGTTTCACTGAGGGCCTTGATATCAAGGATGGGCGCCGCCACCCGTTCATGAAAGGTCATTTTCTGCCTCCGTGATTGGCACGTTCTGCATTTGCATTCGGGGGACGTCCCCACCCTTGACAGGTGGTAGGCTCTCTTTCTCGCGCACCTCGTTGATTGTCATCGCGCCGATCTGCGTCATCTCGCGATAAAAGGATGCGCGACCAGCTGTATCGCCGCGCAAAAGCCCCTCAAGATTGAACTTGACAGAAACGCCTCTCGCCCTGTCGGCAGGCAATAGCAGCTGCTTTTCAATCGCTTTTTCGATGCGCTTGAGGCGGCTGCGCAGCGTGTACATGACGAAACCCAGGGTCTGTTGCTCAAGACCTTTGCCCCAACTGGAATTCTTCTCTGTATGCCCCACCATGTGCGGCGGCACACCAAAGAACCGGCAGATTTCCTCTACAGAAAACCGGCGCGCTTCAAGCATTTGAGCATCTTCCGGATTGATTGACAGCGCCTGCCAGCTTGCGCCGCCTTCAAGGATCAGGGGTCGTCCGGAGTTTCGCGCACCAACAAATTTCTCCACCAGTTTGGTTTCGGCCACGTCTCGTTGATCTGTCGACAGAAATTCCTTGAAAGACAATGCACCACCGGGCTGCATGCCATTCCTGAAAACTGACCCGGCAGAACGGTCAATCGCCCGCGCGAGACCGAACGAATTGTGAGCGAAGCGAAGGGTGGACAACCCACCCAGAGGTGACCCGCCAAACCCGCGAATGTGCAGCATGTCACTTTCTGGCAGATCAAACCGTTGGCCGTCTTCACTCCACGCATAGCGAATTTCGCCGTTCTTGGTGCGGCGACGTTGCACGTGATCTGCTCTTACTGGTGCCAATGCCAGCAGCCGCGACCCTTCATTAGTGCGTCGGGCAATTCCGTCACCCTGAAGTTCGATACTTGCGGCCACGAACTCCCAAAAATCAACGCACGTTTGATCTGCGTTGGGGCTGTCGTGAAGCAGGCGATGCAGCGGGTGGCTGGCGTCAACGACCGAATGACCGGCATCCTGTCTTACCCGAACCTCAAGAGGCAAAGAACCCGTGGTTCCTGCGATCAACCGAACGCATGCCCAAACAGTTGACAGCGCCAACGCAGTCGCTTCGGTGACACTTTCGCCCGCATCGGACACCGCCCCTATACCAGACTGCCCGCGCGGATCGCTCAGACTTACGGGCCTTGATGGCCAGAACGATTTAAGAAACCTCGGCACCTTCATGCGGCGGCACCGTCTGCGTTCAAAGCGTCAAAGTAGCTCTTGATCCCACCACCCTCAGCATCTGGATGCCACGACATAAGTTCGGACGCATTCAATGCCGACATCAGGCCGTCAATCTTTCCAGCGCCGCTTTCTTCCTTCGATGGGTATTGGGCATTGCCGCGCTGGTAGACACGCGTGTTTTCCACGCACCACGCCATGATATCCTGACCTGCGTGCCGAAAGCTCTTCGATTTCAGCTTTACAGCGACTGTACCTGCAATGTTGTTCAGCTTGTAGCCCTGTGACACTGCGTCCAGATCGGCGGTCGCATCGAATCCGGCGCGCTCAAGCGCATCAACGGCCAAATTCGCGCCGCCGCCCGCACCATCAATTCCGATCTTCTTTTTCTTTGGGAAAAGGCCAAGTTCGCGCACTTCTTTGCAGATTTCCGCAATCTCCGCATAAGCCTCTGCCTCAAGATCATCCACCATGACAAGATCGCCCGCCTTCTCGAAATCCTCCAACGTCGAGGCAATCTGTTTGCGGCGCTCTAAAACAATCCAATCCGCCCAGAGCTTCGACCAGCACAACCAATCTTCTGATCCCGCCACACGACCAACAAGCGAAAATGCCAACAGATCATCCTGCCCTCCCGGATCAATACCGCCGGTCACCACCTCACAAAGCGACAGAAAGCGGTCTAGCGATAGATCAGGCTCCACCGCATCCAGCCAGAAATCCGCACCTGTCCAGCGATCATTATGGAGACCAACACCGATTTCGATATTCAGATGTTGGCTTACCCAAATCTGTTCGGCCTCTTTGGAATCCGATCCGTTGTTTTCGTAATCAGCCTCAAGGCGCGCGACACTAATCGACCGATGCAAGTTGGGCAGCACCAGGGACCAGTTGCGCTTGTTTCGCCAGAAAGCCTCATCCTTCTGCTGCTCAAGTGGGAATTCATACAGGACAGGCAGCATTATCGGAGCCTTACCCCCCTCCCCATCGCGTATTTTCCGCGCCTTGTTCAATTCAGCTCGCCAAATCCCGGTTGGGCGCTCATCGGATTGAGTGGTGATGAACAATACCTGCCCACCCGTCATGGTGATCCCCCCACCCCGAATTTGCTGCATCACCTTGGGTGCTTTGGGCTTTTTGCCCAACTCGTGAAGCTCATCGATGATGGTCAGGATTGGAATTTCGCCAGTAATGATTCCTGTATCAAAGGTCTTTACCTGCAACTCGGTGCCCGTTTTGCGTCGCTTGATCGACTTTGTGTTGTCCGTAATGTGAAAAATCGCATCAAGGTCAGGGTCCAGCCGGATCATCGCCTGCGCCTGGTCAAAACACCTCGCGGAGATGTTTTGGCTGGGGCCGATCAACAGCATTTGTCCATTTGGCGTCTCTTCCATGTAAAGGGCCGTAATCGCCAGGGCCGCGCTATATGTCGACTTCGAACTTTTCTTTGGAACCAGGCAAAGCAGTTCCCAGACCAACCGTTCTTTTGTCTCCGGGTCTTCGCTGGCCAGAAAGGCCACAAGCACGTCGCGGAACCATTGCCCGCAAGCTTCCGACAGTGGCGGATTGCCTTTAACGTCCGGCAGGCGAAGGCCATTGAAGAATGCGAGCGCCTCCGCCGCACGCTCTTCGTTCACAGGCACATCAGCGATTGGAGTTTCACCGCGCTGGATCTTTTCCCACCAATCAGGGCAGGCAAAACGCGGCAAAAGGTCAGTTGAGTCGAGCGGCATTGGCTTCTTTCTTCACCTTGGCTTTCATGCGATCTTCCGCATCCTGCGCTTCATTCTGTTGCAGCACCTTCTTGCCAGCTTTTTCAACTTTGGGAGCCTCAGGAGGTTTTCGACGCACACGGTCCTCTGCCTGCATCAAATCATTCTTGTCCTTCAGCTGATCGAAGAAGCGCATGGCACCCACATTGCCTTCTTCAGCTGCGCCCCAAGCCTGCATAAGCTGTCTTGCGGTCATCTGATCACGCGCAAAGTCACGAACTTTCAACTCGGATCTAAAATGCCGTTTCAAAGTCGGCTCAGAGATTGATTTTCCAGTGCGCGGATCACGGATAACCGATGCAATGCGCGAGTTGGACCACCCCATAGCCAGTAACATACTGACTTTACGTGCATTTTCTTCAGTACGCTCAAACGGCGGACGCCCCCTGCGCGCTGGTCCCTCAAAATATGGGTTCCCAAACAGGTCAACAGAGGTGGAATTTTCGTCTGACAAGAAAAAAATCTCCGAAAGCGAGGGGCGCGGGTCTAGGCGAAAGGGCGATCCAGACTTTTGACCGCCCCCCCTTTTTGATTGTTGTGGTTGCTCGATAGGCCCTTAGGCCAATCCCTGTTTTTCAAGGCTTTGCTTGACCTTGTCGTGGTATTCCTTCGACACGGCCTGCAGATTGTCTTCATCCCAGAATAGCTCTAGGTTGCCCCGATGTGGCTTGATGTGGTCGATGACGGCGCTGTTTGGTGAATGTTTGCCACCAACCAACAGAACGCCAGTCCTTTGACAGACGGGCCAATGCCATGGATGATCGCGAAACAGCGGGCTTTGCTTGAATACTGGCCAATCTGTCAGCGGTACCAAGTGCGGGCAGGACTGAAAGCACTGTGCCTCTCTGAAGAGTATCTTAAACCGCAGCTTCTGCCATGCAGCAGTGTTGACTGGACCATCCGACCTCCGAACGCCGTTTCGCGTTTGTCGGGTTGGTTGACCTAATCTGGATGGCATTGAACCAAGCCGTGGCTTGGCTGCGGAAAGGCGACCCATGTTTAGACCGGATCAGGTTCCGAACCGACACCAACCATGATGGGCGGATGCGCTTGCCCCAGCAATTGCACATAAACTGGCGCACCATTGCGGAGCGCCTCTAACTCGCTGGGCGTGGGGTGCCACGCCGTCACCATCGCTGGTGTTTGCTCACCGTTGACGGAACACTTCACGGCAACATCACGCACTGGCAGGCGATGGTATCCCTGCGATTTGCCAATAACGCGGGTTGCACCTTCGATATGTCCTGCAAGCATAGGGCCTCCAAACAAAAGCGCCCGACAGTCTCCTGCGGGCGCAATTTGGTTCGCTGGCAAAATGTCAACAGAAGCTCATTCCTGTCAACCCCTTTGTTTCCAGGGCTCCATTGGTGGCATCACATCTGACAGCACAAAGCGGCTCAGATCCACATGGCGAAGGTCACCCATGACGGACAAAAGCGCGCCCCACCAGTCGAGATAGCCGCGTCGCGCGGCAGCGATCTGTGGGGCTGATGGCACCCAAACACACGGCGTCCAATATTCTTTGCGGACACGCTTGCGCCCTCGCACGATTGTGGAGACCTCGCGGTAAACCTCAGCCTTGCCATAGCGACCTAGGTGATTGCGTTTACCCCATTCCCTTGGCTGAAGGACCGGCTGACCGAGATCCCAGCCGGGTACGCGGCAGGCGCGGGCCAGTTCGGCCACGCGAACCGCCATGTTAAATGACACAGCATTTCTGAGAATGGTTGCCACAATCTCCGCATCGTCGTGCGGGTAGCTTCGACCGAAAGATGTGTCGGGCCGGACACATAGTCCCGGCTCCTTGCCGAGCGCGAGACCTTCACCAATCCGATACTCCATGCCAACGGACGGCAATCCGATCCCGAGCGCTACGCCAATTTCGTCATAGTCCAGGGTCGCGCACTCTGTTGCAAACGCCCATTCCAACAGCCCCTTGATTGATATGACCTCTCGCCCACAATCTGTTACCGGACGTGTCTTTTCTG